ATGGATTGCTGGACTTCGCTGGATCAAAGTTATCGATGTAAGTGATGCAGTTTTCAATACCATCACCGATCATGTCATCTTTGAACATGTAGTTGACAAAGTTCGGTTTATAGGATAAGTGCTGTGCAATCTTTAGAAAGCACCCCCCTATGTACTCACCCACTGGTGGTTTTTTGTCGCCCGTTTCTTTTGCCTTCTCCACTTTATTCTTATACTGAATAATAGCGTGTAAGAAGTCCTTGTTGTTTACGTAGTGCTCTTTAGATTTTGCCATTAGTATGTTGGTCTTCTCATAATATCATAGCACAATACTCAGAGCTTGACAAGTACCCTGGATCTGTGTATAATAACTCGGTCAGAGTTCAGAAAACACTCTATAGCTTTAATACTTTAGATACTATGATTCCTTTGGATCATTATCTAAGAGGAAGATATTCTCTAGTAGTTCTCTTGCATCATCAATAGATGATAAGAGTCCCATATCTTCATCCAATGGAACGCGACCTTTTCTTCTACGTAATTTGTTTTTAAGTTTAGAACGTTGTTTCTCTTCTTCTTGATGAGCGAGTTTAATTAAACTGTCTTTATAAAACTCGACTGGAAATCCTTTGATTTCTTTGAGTGTAACTAGTTCTTCACCATCAATATAGAATTCAGTTTGGTGTGAGAGTTTCATCCAGTTCTTGATCTTTAGACCATGAAACGCACCAGGAATCTCGATCTCTTCAACTTCAATGGGGTGTGACACTAAGAGGTAATCCTCTTCAGGGTCCGCCTCTTTTACTATGCAAAGTAATTCCTCACCTGTTTTTAACTTGATGTTTGCGAAAAATGCTTCCATACTTACTGCTTTAATTTTACGTTGATTATCTCATAGTCAAAATTTTCTTGGTTATAAATTTTAACCCGCTCAAACAAATGTCTTAACGTATAATTTGGATTGTTAGAATCCTTGGAGGTATCGTCTGCAATATCGTACAGCACTGCTGTGTTTTTGTTTTCCCCCTTCCTCAAGACCCTACCAATAGATTGCAGGTTTCTTACTCTTGATTTTGATGGACTCGCAAAAATGATATTGTGTAAGTTTTTGATGTTAATACCAGTGGAGAAAGTTCCATAACTTGCGATGATGATTGCGTTGGACTCCTGCTCAGTGATTGCTCGGATCTCTTCTCGGTCCTTTACATCAACACCACCGTGTACAAAGAAAACTTTTCTTCCATTCTTTACGCTACTATTTATCAGATCAAAAAGTGGTTCACCATGACGTTCAACATAATTGAACAACACTAGAGAATTACCACCAAGATCTAATGCAAGGTTTTTAATAAAGTTATTTCTTCTTGGATGTGAGACCAGGTAATCGATCTCATCATGATAACTATCAAAATTAACATGACGATGCCTTAGAGAAATAATCTTAATCTTTAACCTAGACAAATGTCCTTGTTTAATTAGTTCATTTGTGTTTGTAATCTTTTCGTGAGGACCGAACAAACCTTCAAGAACAAGTTTATTTGTCTTGCTCCCGTCTAGTGTTCCTGTAAATCCAATGCGATATTTTGCATGATGCAGTTTGGTCAAGATATCTGTAAGAGATTTTGCTTTGAACAGATGTGCCTCGTCACCGATTACTGCACTAAAGCATTCAAAATACTGGCGCTTTTGTTTATAGATCGACTGCCATGTGGTGATGGTTACTGGTTTAGGAGATACCTTCTCATGACCAGCATAAACTTTATGGCAATGATCTTCTACGTCCCATCCATAAGAAAAGAAATCTTTATACATCTGCTCTACAAGAGATGTAGTAGGAACAACAATTAGAATCTTTTGTCCCGTCTCTTGTAAAAAACGAACGATAGAATAGATCATAAAAGATTTACCTGATCCTGTTGGTGACACGATCAGTTTTCTTTTCTTCCTCAGTGCCTCATAGATTCCTTTGTATTGGTAATCTCTTGCTTTGAGTGCAGAAAATTTCTTTGTGAATGATTTGACACCATCGAATGATACTAGTTCATCCTCAGCATCAGGCATACCAAAGTATTCATTGTCAGCATAATCATAAGCGTATCCTCGCTCTTGACAGAACTGCTCAATGTATTCTCTCAGTCCAGCATAGATTTCACCAGTGCCTGGAGAGAACAACCTAATTTTACCGTCCCAATACTTCTGCCTGTATGCAGGCATAAACTTTGCACCTTCAACTTCAAATGTGAAGTGGTCAGATAATTCGTATGAAATATGTGGTGGTGTTTTTAATTGCAGATAAACTTCATTTTTCTTTCGGATAATAACGTCACTCATCTATTCCTCGCGAATACCTTAACCAATCAATTGCATTCTTAATTTGGAATGAACGATTGTTAATATTATTTAGAACCTGTTTTAGAGCATCCTCTAATTTTTCATAGAGGTCCATCGTTGCCTGTGCTTTGATTATATCAGGATCTCCCTTGATATAGATTGGCACTTCGGTCTTAATAATTTTTTCATCAGGTGCAGTTTCTTCTCTGCCCATGTAAAAACTATACTTCTGTCTATACAGACAGTTGTAATCGTATTCTTTTTCTTTACGTAATAATTGTACTCTTAAGTACTTGTCTAACCATTTGGCATGTAAAACTGGAATCCTTCTTGCTTCTTCAAACAAGTCATCATCCATGACACAATCTTTGTGCCACTCATCGATCAATTGTTGATGTAAACTCATAAAGTCAATTCTTTGTCATTACTATTGGTAAGTTTAAAGTAGGTGTACTTAAATGTCACCTGTGCTTTCATGTATTGGATGTCTGTCTGGTCTGTACTAAACTCTAATGAATTCAAACTTACAGGAAACGCATCATAAAAATGCAGTTTAAATGCGGTGTTAAAATTACTATTTAAGATGTGTAAGTATAGATCAAGTTGTTCAATAAATCTTTCATTTTGAAAATCTTTATCTTTCATCTCCTCTACAAAGTCACCCCACTGATCTGATTTTTGTGGGTATGTAATGCCAACCATCCAGTTATGGATCAAAGCATAGTTAGCACAGTTCTCATCAATTAAGAACGTAAGTTGAAGTTCTTGATAATTAAGTTTATCACCACCTAATTGAAAATCATTATATGGAGTTGCTGCTACGGGACCATTCATACTAATTCCAGGCACGTTGACGTTGGTGCATTGAAAACCAACGCTTTTAAATCCTGGGATGTCTAATCTAAAACCTGCTGGTGATAGAAAGTTTTCGTTGCAGAGTGTCATGTGGTTAGTCCTTCACACTTTTATTTATAGACAAAAAAAAAGACCCCGAAGGGTCAGAATACTAATCTAATAATCTCTTACATATCTTTTTACATTCGTGTTGGTTTAGAGAATCGCACTCGATAATACATTCGTAGTAATCATTTATCTTTTGATTTTCTGATTCTAACTCATCAATTGTTTGTTCTAAATGCCTCCATTCATCAAATTGTGCTCGGGATAATAGATTGTGCATCTTCACTCTCCATTACGGTTAACTCATAATGTAATTTAAAGGAAGGGTTCATTTTTACACCTCGCATAATTCTGTAGTATCTATGCAACTTTATGTATCGTAGTATACATTTATTGCTTTTTTACAAAACTAAAAATAACTAAACATAAAAAAAAGGACCCCGAAGGGTCCTTGATATAATGTGATGCAAGAGGATCACATGAGGTTTGCAACAGAAACTCTTCTGTAGTATGCGTTGGTTGACAGGTTGCCAGCAGCAAGTGGGTTGCTGTCGGACAGTGCTGCCTCGCCTTTTGCGAATGGGTTGAGGACCATGCCATAACGGGTCTTGAACCCGATACGTGGCTGGAAGTCATCCTGACCGACGCTACGTACCATCTGGAGAGGTACATATGGGCAGTAGAACAGACCAGCGTCATAAGGTGAAGAACCCTTATAACCGATGACGTAGTACTGGTTACCTGAAGTACCAGATGCAGCAGAACCACCACGGGTGATAGTTGCATAAGGATCGATGTAGACGCGATAGCGACCGTTCAGAACACCAGCGAAGGTGTTACCAGTTTCGTCAACTGCAAGGCGGTTGTTGCCTTCCAGAGCAGGAGCATAATCAAGTACGCCTGCCATTGCAAGTGCGGATGCAACGTCAGCAGAGCACATGATCATGTTGCCCTTTCCTCTACGAGTTTCGCGTGCGATTGCGTTCGCATCACGCTCGATTTGGAACAGAAGTCCTTTGAACTTCTCAACTGACCAACGACCGTTGGAGTCAACGTCGAGGTCGAAAGTACCAGCAGTAGCGGTGTCGTGCTGAGCACCACGCTTAGCGGACTTGTAGATGGTTCTGACAACTTCTCTGTTGATCTCAGCAAGGATCTCAGAGGACAGAATGTTTGCCAGCTCCGACTCAGCATCAAGACCGTGGATTGCACGAAGGTCTTGTGCCAATTCGATGCTGTAATCTGCCTTCAGAGCACGGGACTTAGCGGTGACCGAAATCTTCTCGATCGAGAATCCCATCTGACGGAAGTCAGGTGCGGAACCGTCGCTGTCCAGTCCTTCAGAATCCTCAGTGCCCATAGCGCCAGGAGCACCATAGTAACCTTGAGCGGTTGCTTCGTTAGAACCAGTGAATCCGTCGTTCAGAACTGCAGGGTTGTTGCCAGTCAGTGCATCAGCAGCACCAGAGACATCGTTAGCACCCTGAGTACCAGATTGGTTAGGATTGACTTCGTTGTAGAAGGTCTCAGCATTGGAGGTTGCAGGACCATCGTAGCGAGCACGCATTGCGAAGATCAGTCCAGTAGGACCAGACATTGGTTGAACGCCTGCGAGGTCATAAGCGACCAGGTTTGGCATTGCACGTCTGATCAGGGAGATCAGTACTGGGTCGAAACCTGCGACAGGACCAGCAGCGGTAGCATCAGAGCTAAAACCAGCGTTGCCTGAACCTGCACCAGTAGCAGAGTTTGAACCAGTGCTCATCGTTGGAATTGCTTCAGACAGGATCTGACGCTCTTCACGAATTACACGCTCTTGGTTTTCCAGGAGGATCGAAGTGACAGCTTTCTTGTAGTTATCTTCAATAGCAGGAAGATCACCGTGCTCAAGAACAGGTGCCCACTTCTCCTGGAGTTGTTGGGATAAACCTAACATTTTGTTCTCCTTAGATTGAAAGTAAGTGGTTAGTTAATAATTATTTCCCGTAGCGGGAGATCGCGTTTACATACGCAGACATCGTACCCTCTACAGGGGATGCAACTTCACCAGTTGCAATGTCTTCCTTAAGTTCTACTTTTGCCTTAGGGAAATAAGATTCCTTGATGGTTTCCAGTTTGGACTTAAAGGATTCCTCGGACTCAAATTCAACACCTTCTGCGAGTGAAGCGAACTTCTCTGCTTGGGTATCTGCGAGACCCTTGGAAACTTCGGTTACGATCGACTCTTTAACAAAAGAGTTGACCTTACCGTTGAGAGACATATTGGTTTCAATTTGCTCATTGAGCTTTGCTTCCATTTCATCAAGTTTGTCTGTCATCTCTTGCATAACATTATATTTTTCTTCAGGGAGTTCTACATAATTTTCTTCAAAAAGATTCTTCATGCCGTCCATGAAGGACTGCATCATCTCAAGTTTAATGCCGTTGTGGAGTTCGATTTCATTCTCTTTCTTCCACTCTTCAGCAACATAGGTGAGGAACTTGTCCATCTTCTCAGCAAGTTCCGACTTAACGGTCTCAACTTGCTCAGTAAAACGTGCCTCGAAAGTTTCTTCAATCTTCTTAGTTTCTTCAGCAATCTTTGACTTAACTGCTGCCTCGAAGATTGTCTTGGTTTTTTCTTTGAATTCTTCGGAGAGTTCTTCGCCAGTCAGAAGTGCGTTAACATCTTCTTCTACGCTAAACTCTTCAACCTCAGTAGTTTCTGCAACTACTTCTTCAGTGGACTCCTCTTCTTCTTTCAGTTTGCCAGGAGCAGCATCGCCTGGTTTAGCGTTCTTGGTAACATGACCGTCGCTAACCTTTGATGTGCCTTTG